ACGGGCTATATCACGGAGATGAGTGGCCAGATTTCGTAGATGGAGAACTTTGATGTCTGAGGTATATGGATACTACTCTGGAAATGAGATTACAGTGCATTTTACAGCAACTGCTTATGAAAATGACTACGGTGTAAGGGGGTCACCTGTCTGGCTGGAATATGAAGATTTCCGCATCGATAGTCTAGAAATCCTAGGGGTTGACGTAAATCCTGATACCCTGCCCGGACCTCTAGTTGCAGCAATTCTTGAGCTAGTGGATGAAGTTGAGTTTTGTGAAGTAGATTTTGGATGACTACTACAGGAGATACTATGAACATTTACTTTAGACACATCAAGAAGATGGCAGAGGCTTACAGGTCACACCACCCTCTAGTAACTATCCGACAGGCTGTGCATGAGGCGAGCATGTCTTATGATCTTTATAAAGAGGCTGAAGCTGAAATCATTCTCTCAGATATGTATGACGAGAGGTGAATAGATGGCACATAGAGTGCTAGTAGCAGATATTGAGGCAGACAATCTCCTTGATAACATTACGAAGGTACACTGCGCTGGATGTATAGACGTTGATACAGGGGAAGAATTCTTCTTCCGACCACACGAAATTGATAAGTTTCTAGCTAAGTTGGACGAAGCCCAGATCATTGTATTCCATAACGCTATGGGGTATGACCTACCAGCTCTAAAGAAGGTGTACGGGTGGGAGCACAAGGGCACTCAACAATGCACCAAGGTTATGTCTCAAGTACTAAATTACCGTCGCTTTGGTTTTGGTCATTCTCTTAAGCAGTGGGGGAATTTCTTTAAGGACTACAAGGGCGACTATGACGGTGGCTGGGAAGAGTTCAACGAAGATATGTTTGAGTACATGAAACAAGACATTCGACTTGGTGTTAAGGTATATAACTATCTCGTAGCTGAACTCAAGAACTACATTAAGAGGAGTGGCTCCAAGTCGATTCTATCTGCACTCCGTAATGAGATGTCTATGGATGCTATAATGGTCAAACAATGCCAGAATGGCTGGCAGTTTGATGTAGAGGGTGCTAAGAAACTTCTAAGTGATATCGAGAAAAGAACCAAGGAAATTGAAGAATTAATCAACCCTCAACTTCCTGCAAGAATTAAGGCAGTGGATAATGAGTCGAAAAAGCCGAAGTTTACAAAAATTGGAAAGCCTGTTAGCTGGATGCGTAATTGGTTTCAGCTTAGTGATGAGTGCTCTGTTGATACTTGCCCTATCTGGGGAGAATTCTCCCGTATTGAAATTATTACTGGGGATATCGGCAATACTGATACTGTTAAGAAGCTTCTTTATACTCTGGGGTGGAAGCCGGACGAGTGGAACTGGAAAAAGGTCAATGGAGAGTTCGTCAAGGTCTCCCCAAAACTCACGGATAGTTCACTGGAACCACTCGGAGAAGTAGGTTCCGCTCTTTCAGAGTACTATACTCTACGTTCTCGCAAATCAATCTTAGAAGGGTGGTTTCCACATGTTGATGCTAATGGTCGTCTTCACGGTGATGTTTTTAATATTGGAACTCCAACCTTCCGACAGACACACAAGATTATCGCCAACCTCCCTTCAGGAAAGGCTGTATTGGGGAAAGAGTTCCGTGAGCTATTCATCACAAGACCGGGCTATAAGCTTGTATCTGCTGACTCTGCGGCCTGTCAGCTACGTCTGCTAGCTCATTACTTGAAAGACGACGAATTCACACATACTATCCTAGAAGGTGATATCCACCAGAAGAATGCAGATATTCTTGGTTGTTCTCGCAACACAGCTAAGCCTTTCATCTTTGCTTTCCTTTACGGGGCAGGTGGTAAGAAGCTTGGCAGTATCCTTGGTGTTAGTGAACGTGAGGGTAATAGAAAGAAGAACGACTACCTAAACTCTCTACCCTTCTTAAAGAAGTTAATTGAGAGTGTTCAGAATATCGTGGAAGTTCAGGGGTACATCCCCGGTCTAGACGATAGGCCAATTCATGCAGAGTCTGCGCATAAAGCCTTGAACTATCTTATCCAAGGTGCAGAGGCTGTGGTTATGAAGTATACTGTAGTAATGATTGAAGAAGAACTTGAGAAGGCTGGTCTGGATGCCTCTATCCTGCTGTTCTATCACGACGAAGTCACTTATGAAGTTCGTGAAGACCAAGCTGAAGAAGCTCAGGCTATCATCCTCCGCTGTTTTGAAGAGGCACCTAAGAAGCTAGGTGTGGAGATCATGACATGCGGTGACTGCAAAATCGGAAATGACTATTACGAGGTACACTAATGACTAAACTCATCAACAATCACGTTATCTTCTCTTTTGACAACCCATACCAAATTCACACTGCAGCAAAATTCTATCGGTATCTAGACACACTTTTAGCAATGGGCTACCTTAATTACACTCCACAGCTAGGTAAGGGTTACTACAAAGGTGTCATTGAACCTTGTGTAATGATGGACTACAATGACTTCATGGAACATGTCCGGCATGTTGACTGGATTGACAACCAAGAGTCATTCCTTGTTCTAAACCCCCGGAATCCCCGCACTATCGCTATGCAGGGTACTCTGCTGTATGCTAACGATGATGAGGAATACCTTGGGGATTGGGAGGAAGTTTCTCATATAGAAGCAATGATTAAATGTGAGGGTTGGACTTACCTTGACGGAAAATACTATACCTGCTCTTGATGACTTCCACACGGAGGTCTTCATAGAGTTTATCCGTAGCGGGTATATAAACGATGACTCAATCCAGAACTATCTGGGTTGGGTTCAAGACTGGTATCATGCAAACAAAGAGGAAATCCTAAAATGACTGTTACTGTTTCTCTTGAAACCTACATCCTTAACGAATTTGACCGTTTCTTTCTTAATACTAAGTTCGAGGGCATCCACATTAACCATGACCTGAAGTCACACCTTGATGACCTTGAGCATCGAATTCTTGAGTGTGCTTCTCAGGAACATACTTCCGAGATGGAACAAGCTCGCGAGGAGGCTTTCGAGGCCGGTTATGAATCAGGGTTTTATGAAGGTGAAATTGAGGGTTATGACCGTGGCCTTGATGCGGGCTACGACCAAGCAATCGAAGATTATGACATCGAAGTTTAATATGGAGGACACTAGAATGATTGGCTACAAACTGTTCCGCAAGATGAAAGATGGTTATGCACCCTTGTTCATCAACAAGACACAACGCCTTCAGGCTGGTGTCGAATATCCCTATGAAGACAAACCTACTAAAGGCTTTGCACATCGTCCGGGTTGGCATGTATGTTCAAAGATGGATGCCCCTCACCTGAAAAAAGAGGGTACTAATCGTGTATGGTGTAAAGTAGAGTTCACTAATATGCAGACTGTGAATCGTCCTGCAACACAGGGCGGTATCTGGTATCTTGGCTCAACCATGAAAATACTTGAAGAGGTGGGTAAATAAGTGAAGAACTACGACCAAGCAATCGAAGATTATGATATCGAGGTGTGATGTACAATGAATATTGAAATGTATCAAGAAGGTGTTTTCTGGGTGGTATGGCTTCGCGAGAAGGATACTTTCCTTAAGTTTGACCATAAGGAAGAAGCTAACGACTTCATAGTAGCTTATCTGAAAGGGGAATAAGATGTTCACGATTGAACTCGATACCGACCGTGGTCACGGAATAACAATCACTACACTCGATAACTCAGGTGTAAATGATGATGTAGAAGTCATCTTGTATGATGACCAAGTGTTTGTTCGTCAGTTTGACGAGTTTGATGGCTCTCAGATGATTATCATGTCTGTACAACAAATGAAAGACATCGTGGCTGCTATGAGCCTACCTGAAGGGGCTTACTATCAATCAACTTCGCTGAAAGGTGGAAGAAATGAGTGATTATGTATATAGAGTTACTATTGCCTTATCAATGCTATTCAATGTTATTTTAGGTGGTCCACTTGGTCAAACCCTCTCAGCACGACAATATGATCTTTATCGACGTGGTAAGCCTAATATGTCTAAAGCTGTTGATATGGTTCTAGGTAAGGGTCATTGTCTTGAATGCTGGGTTTGGTGGAGGCTACGGAAATGGTGAGAAATAGTAAGACTGAAATTTTTGAAGAGCTAACTTCTGTTGAAAGAACTTAAAGAGCTGGAGGACGATTATGAGTGACTACAAACAAACACGAGACGCAGCAGGTATCATCACCTCTCGCTTCTCTAACATGCTGAAGAACCTACAGGAAGACTACGAGGAAGAGATTGTTGTCGTATCCCTGATGAGGTATTACGAGCTGTGTGCTAAACCAGACAAGATTGACAACACGGTTAATGAATACATTGACCCTGATGAAGACCTGCTCTGGGCTATTGAACGAGTGCTGGAAGACTATATGACAAAGGTAGACTTCAATGACTGGCTTATGACACGATATGGAGGAAAGCGTGATGGTAAATGATGTTACAGTCACCTTAGACATCTGGACATTTGAAGAAATGGCTGACCGGATCGAAGAGTTGGAAGAGGTTCTAAAGGAAGTGGATCAATGGGCCGAGGAACTAGGTGTGTATGCTGACCCACACTCTAAGCCTGCACCTATCTTCATCAAAGTAAGGGAGGTTCTCAATGGACGAGATGGACGAGTTTGAGGCTGAACTTGAAGCCTACAGGGCACAGGGTAGGCTGACCCTAGAAGAAATCAAACTAGAAACAGATGAACTTGGTATCTGGTTATTAGTTGGAGACAAACAGGCTGGTCATGTAAGTTGGTATGAGTTTACTAGACATATTCAACAACAACTACTGCAAGAGAAGTTCCTACTGGTTCTTGCCAAACTTGATGAAGAGGATGGATTGCTATGAAAGTAACGGATGTACTTGCAAACGTACTACAGACTAATGCAGCCGCAGAGATTATGAACGAGTTAGTTCTTGCTACTCTTATTAGCTCTCGTGATACTTGTGTCGAAGCACGAGATAGGCTTGATGCTATTATCATTTTTCGTGACCTAAAACCACATGAAGAAGAAGACTGGGCATGTCTAGTTCAAGACATTCAAGCTCTTAATCGTGTAATTGAATACTACGGGGGATGACAAAATGTATACCCCTGACAACTGGGTTATTATTAAGCTAAACGGACCTGACCCACACTACCGTGTTCTTGCTGGTTGGTCTGGTGGTTATACAACAGGCGACTCTTGGCGATTAAATAGCGGAATTACCCACCATGAGTTTGATGGTGACTATTGGTATTTCAAAGGCAGTACTGGTAGCTGTTATAAATGTTATGTAGCTAGCTATGAAATTAAAATGAATATTGCTCATGTCTGGGCAAAGCTACAAAAACTTAATGGCGATAAGGTTGAACTGCTTGAAGATCAAGCGTGGACCAAAGAAGATTGGGATTGGATTATAAAATGAGTCATTGGCACTATCAATTGATGAAGCACACGGCTGGTGAGACTTACGTCTACTACGCTATCCATGAATACTATGAAATGGAAGATGGTGGTGGCTGGACAGAAAACCCCGTAAATGTAACTGGTGATAGCATTGAAGACGTTAAAAAGGCACTTATGCTTATGCTACACGACATCGACAAACACGGAGTAAAAGACTATGAGTGATGAGCTACTAATCAAGTTTGTAGAAGAAAGAGTACATGGGGATGGTTCCGCTACTTACACATTTGACATGAATGATGACATGCACCATCTATGTGGTGAGCTAGGTCTAAAGCTACTACTGTATTGTGGTATGTTGAATAGATCACCTGAGTATGTCTTCGAGCTACTAGGGGAAGAAGTTGATTCAATGCTGGCAAGGCACAAGGGGAACGGGAATGAAGTTCATTCACCAGACTGAGGATGGTACGAAGATTGAATATGAACTCACTGGTTGGATGCCACTTGATGAGGTACTCCAAGAGTTTCAGAACTTCCTTCGTGCTTGTGGCTATGTAATTGACTACAACACAGTATTAGATATTGTAGAAATGGAGGGACAACAATGAGCAAGACTAAGGTTTACGAAGAAATGACTTCCGCATTCGAATACCAAGGAACCTCGGAGGCTGTCCTTATGGCTGGTCTCTCCTCGGAGGTTGGTGAGGTGCTTGCAGAGTGGCTCAAGGAGGAGCGACTTGACCGTCACTATGGAGACCGTACTGAAGAGCTATTAGATGAGCTCTCCGACGTTCTTTGGTATGTCTCTCGCATTGCTGCGCGTAGGGGGACAGACCTACATGCGTTAATGCGCCGTAACATCATCAAACTAGAAGAGAGAGAACTGAATGGCAAATAACTGGGATGATATGTACATGAAGATGGCTTACTGTGCAGCACACGCAAGTAAAGCCAAGAGGCGTCAGGTGGGAGCTATTGCTGTCAAGGATGGTAACATCATCGGTATCGGTATTAACGGTACACCATCAGGTTGGATTACTAATGATGACACAGACCCTGATACAGGACATACCTGTGATACAGTACTACACGCCGAGGAAAACCTTGTAGCCAAAATGGCACGGAGTGGCACGAGTAGTGTAGGGGCTACGGTTTACTGTACCACGGCACCCTGTCTTAAATGTTCTAGGCTCTTGGCACAGTCTGGCATCTCTCGTGTAGTCTACTATGAACCTTATAGTGATGAGTCTGGTCTTGTCATGATGTCAATTCTTGGAATCGAAGTGGAGAAGTTCGATGGCTGATTACTACTATCTTAGCAAAGCAGGTAACGTTGTTGAGTGCTACGGTGAGGTATGTGATAATAGTAACTTTGAAGTTGTATGCGGTGATGAATGGAATGATTGGACATGTTTGGGTTGTAGTGCAGACGATTGGGAGGCCGTATGTCGATATGTCGAAAAACGAACACCCGATGTGCTTGAAATCTGTGCTTGCTAAGTTAAAGAAACTGTTAAAGTAAAATACGACGACCTAATGACTAAATGGGTCCGTTAAATATAATTATTAAGGAGGTCTATTATGACCTTAGCAATCTATGATGGAGATGCACTTCTATATCAGGCTATCTGGGGAAATGAAAACCTAGAAGATGCTAAGTCTAAGTTTTCATCTATTTTTGATGAATTACAAGAATCAGTATTTGCCTCTGATCACTGCATGGCCCTCGGAGGACCAAACAATTTTCGTTTAGTTCTTCATCCCGGTTATAAGGGACACAGGAAGAAGAACAATAAGCCTGATTGGTTTGATGACCTCAAACTATGGGCTTCAGAACTTCCCGGTAGCCACTTATGTGATGGTTATGAAGCAGATGACCAAGTGCGTATCTGGGCTTTAGAGGCTGATAAGGCAGGTGTTAATCGTGTTGTTATCACAGAAGACAAAGACCTAGACTGCATCCCCGGATGGCACTTCAAACCTCGTGCTCGTGTATTGTATGAGGTAGAAGAAAGCTATGCAGAATACTTTTACTGGAAACAGGTTCTTATGGGTGATAGTACGGATGCTATTCCGGGAATCCCGCGTTGTGGACCCGTTAAGGCTGACAAGCTATTCCACGGGCTTACTGAACACAAAGACCTGAAAGCTGCTGTATGTAGGGCTTACCATGACTATTATGGAGAAGATGGTTATAATGCCTTGATCTGGAATGGTCGATTGATCCATATCTGGCGTCATATGAATGACCACTTTAGTATCTCTAGGGAACGTTACGATGCCTCAATCTGATATTGGACATTGGAAGTGTTCTTTCGAGTTTGAACCTAGCAAGTGGTTCGGCTTCTTGTATTGTATTCAGAATACTGTAACTAACCAGTTCTATCTTGGAAAAAAGCAATTCAGGAATATGGGCAAGAAGTCTTCAAAACACTATGGTAAAGAGATGAGCTGGAGAACTTATACTGGCTCATCAACTCACCTGAATAATGACATTAAGAAGTATGGGCATGATAAGTTCAAGTTCGTAATCATTGATGTTTACAAAACAAGGAGTGGCCTTTCATACGCTGAAGCCTTCGTTCAAATGCTTGTTGAATGTATGACAACCTACTTAGAAGATGGTAAGACGCCTCGTTGGTATAATCGACAAGTGGCAGCTATTCGCTTTGTAACCAAGGAGACTCCTACCGAGCGTACTAGGAACTTTATCAAGAATGTAAAAAGGAAGTATTAATGTATAACCTATCTATTGCGCTATACTGGTCTAAGTTAGTAGCCCTACTACTCGGGTTAGCTAACGCTTTAGAAGTGATCCCCGGTAATCCACTTTCTAGTGTAATCCTGTTTTTGCTTTTCCAAGAGCTTTCAGAGTTATTCATGATAGTACACATTAAAGGATCAACAAATAATGGGACGGATAGTAAATAAAAACCAACCATGCGAGAAATGTGGAAGTAGTGACGCCAAGCAAGTCTACGAGGACAATTCTGCATTTTGCTTCTCATGTAGGTCTAACTACCCAGCTCCGAGAGAAGGTAGAACTATGAAACAAGAAGACTTCGAAGCGGTAGAAGACGACTCTTGGCTTTCCGTTACGGAGATTGCGTCAGAGTACCCTACTCGTGGTTTTAAGGAACGTAACATCTATAAACAAGTCGCCGAACATTACGGTGTAAAGGTGTCTTATGACCTTGATGGTGTTATTGATACCCACTACTACCCTTACTGTATAAAAGATGCTATTGTAGGTTATAAGATTCGTAAGCTGCCTAAAGAGTTTACCTCCGTGGGTAAAGTCCGGGGTGGTCTCTTCGGTATGCAGAACTACAACGGTGGTAAGCGACTTGTTATCACTGAAGGTGAGCTTGATGCTATGGCAGTTCAGTCTGCTTGGTATAAAAAATATAAGACCTTCTACCCTGTCGTGTCACTTCGTTCAGCGTCCTCTGTCAAAGATCTAATCGAACTACGTGACTGGGTTCGTAACTTTAACGAAGTAATCCTGTGGATGGACAAGGATGATGCTGGTGAAACTGCGCTAAAGGAAGCTGCCCGTATCATCGGTTATGACAAAATCAAGGTTGTTCGTACGGCTGAGAAGGATGCTTGTGACCTGTGGATCAAGGAACCAGATAAGGTTCTTACTTCCATTTATGATGCTACCAGCTTCACACCTGCTGGTATCTTAACTAAGGATCAACTCTGGTCTCAACTAGAAAAGTATAATGAGATTGAGTCGGTGCCTTATCCACCCTTTATGACAGGCCTAAATGAAAAGCTAAAGGGGATGCGCTTCGGCGAGATTACTCTCTGGACTAGTGGTACAGGTAGTGGTAAGTCGACGCTCCTTCGGGAGATCGCTGTACATCTACTTCAAACGACTGAGGACAAGGTAGGTATCGTATCTCTAGAAGAAAGCCCCGCCGAGACAGCCCGTAAGATGGCTGGTATGGCTATTAATCGAAACCCTGCAAAAGAGGAAATTTCGCTAGATGAACTTAAAGTTGGTTATGACAAACTTTTTGGTAGTGATCGCGTACTTGTCTTGGACCATCAAGGTAGTATCAGTGACGGTTCTATTATGGACTTTTTGGAGTATATGTGCCTTTCTGGAGCTAAGTACATCTTTGTTGACCACATTACAATCTTGGCTTCGGAAGGAGCAGAAGGTCTTACTGGAAACGAAGCCGTGGACCTGATTATGAACCAACTACTACGTTTGGTCAAGAAATACAATGTATGGATTGGCTTGATCAGTCACCTTCGAAAGACTGATAATAAGGGTAAATCCTTTGAAGAAGGGAAGCTCCCCTCTCTAGATGACATCCGTGGTTCAGGTTCTATTAAGCAGATTTCGATGGATGTAATTGCCTTCGCCCGTGACGTAGGTTCAGATAGCCACGAAGAGCGTAACACTATCGTGACAAAGGTCCTGAAGTGCCGTTATACAGGTCTTACAGGGCCTAGCGGTAGCCTTAAATACGATTTCGATACAGGACGCCTCTCGGCGGGTCCTGATTACACCGGAGAAAACTATGATCAAGGGTTCCAGCGAGTATGAAGACTAATTATATGACAGAAAATGAACTTGTCTATATTAGCCTCATTATGCAACTACTAATAGATGGCAAGGCTAATCTGAACAACCTTAGCCCCGGTGTAAAAGGATTCTTAGAAGGAGTCATTAAGGAACACAACAGGGATCCCGAAGAAGAACTAAACTTTAACCTATACCATTATGCAACAGTAGCTTTTAACCAAGATAAAGAAGGAATGAACTAGTGAAAAAACTAAACGTTGAGCTAGACCCTAAGTTCGAGAAGGCTTGGGAGTATGTAAATAATAAGATGTACAATATCAAAAGTGTCGAGGACGTTAAGTTCTTTCTCTTTGAAAAACCAAGCATGGCCGTCCGATGGACAGCTGAAGAGCGTGAGTTCATGCTAGATGCTTGGTATGTAATTAAAACAGGTACTTGTTCACCAGAGAATAAGATGGTGCATGAGTCAGAAGAAGAAGTCGAAGAAGTTGTCAAAGATAGCCCCGAGTATACATCAAAGACAAAAAAGAAACGCAAAACTAAAAAATAATAAGAGGTTACTATGACTGTAGAGAACGGAAATAAAATGGCTAACACATACTACGAAGGGCCTAAGCTGCCTATTTCCATCGAAATTGATGAAATAAAATACCGAGATGGGGATGAAACCTTTGACGGTAAGATTCGACGACTAGCTCGTTCGATGTCTGATAATGCTGAACACGAAATGGAGTTGCAAGAGATTTTCGGTAATCTTCGTTTCCTGCCTGCAGGTCGTGTTCAGAATGCTATGGGTTCGCGTAAAATCACTAGTGCATATAATTGCTTTGTATCAGGTGAAATCGAAGACTCAATGGATGCGATTATGACCCGTGCTGCGGAAGCTGCCGAGACAATGCGTCGTGGAGGTGGTATTGGCTATGACTTCTCTAAGCTACGACCAAAAGGGGCTTTGATTAAATCTCTACAGTCCAAAGCCTCTGGTCCCGTTAGCTTTATGGGTATCTATGATGCTGTATGTCAAACTATTGCATCATCAGGTCATCGCCGTGGTGCTCAAATGGGGGTTCTCCGTGTAGACCACCCAGATATCTTTGAGTTCCTACGAGCAAAACGAAATTCAGACAAGCTTACAGGATTTAACGTGTCTGTCGGTGTTACTGACCTCTTTATGGAGACACTTAAGAAAGACGACGACAGCTTCGACTTAGTATTCGACGGTGTTGTCTATCGTACAGTATCTGCTCGTGAGCTATGGGACGAGATTATGCTGTCTACTTGGGATTGGGCTGAACCCGGTGTCTTATTCATTGACTGTATTAACTCTCAAAACAACCTATGGTATATCGAAACTATCGGTACAACAAATCCGTGCGGCGAACAACCACTTCCGCCAAATGGTGCTTGTCTTCTAGGCTCATTCAATGTTGTTTCTTACCTAGAAAAGAAGGGTGATGCATGGGTATTTGATTATACTAAGTTCAAAGCAGATATCCCTCATATTGTCCGTGCTATGGATAATGTTATTGACCGTACCATTTATCCACTTAAGGCTCAAGAAGATGAAGCTAAATCAAAGCGGCGTATGGGGCTTGGTCTAACAGGTGCTGCAAACGCAGGTGAGATGCTCGGCTTCAAGTATGGCTCCGAGGAATTCCTTGAGTGGCTGGAAGGTATTCTTAAACTACTTCGTAACGGCACTTACCGTGCTTCTTCCGACTTGGCTGCTGAAAAAGGAGCTTTCCCTCTTTGGGACGCTAAATGGCTAGACTCTGGTTTTGCTAAGACACTACCATACCGTCTCCGTAAGCGAATCAAAGAGCAGGGTATGCGTAACTCTCACCTAACATCTATTGCGCCTACTGGTACTATTAGCTTGGTAGCTGAGAATGTGTCTAGTGGTATTGAGCCTGTGTTCTCTCACTACTACGACCGCACTATCCAAACCTTCGAAGGTCCAAAAGTAGAACGAGTATCTGATTTTGCTTATCGTAATGGCGTGAAAGGTGTTACTGCGAATGAGCTATCTGTCAAAGACCATGTTGCGGTATTGGCTCTATGCCAACACTATGTTGATAGTGCTGTAAGTAAAACCTGTAACGTCGGTGATGATGTCACCTTTGAAGAGTTCAAGGATGTTTACTACAATGCTTGGGAACTAGGCTGCAAAGGTATTACAACATTCCGAGCAGCAGGTAAGCGTTATGGTATCCTCAATGAAGTGAAGGAAGAAGCAACCGAAGAAGAAGAAGGTGCGGAAGCTTGCTTTATTGACCCAGTAACAGGTCAAAAGGGGTGTAGTCTGTAAATATTATCAAATGGAGACATGTATTAATGAAATCACATCGTTATAAGACAAAGTACGGTATTCACCCAACCCTAGAAATCACTGCAAAGCTCCTAGGAATTAGTATTGAACGAGCAGAGGATTCTATTATCCGAAACACTGGTGAAATTAAGGTAGTATCTCTATAACTATAGCCTGAATAAGATTCCAAACAACCAGAGGAAATGGAAATGTTTAAGAACATTATTACAACTGTCGCCATCTTTACTGGCTCCACTATTGGGGCTTTTAGTGAGGTAATTGACTATATGGAACACTCAATGTACGGTGAGGTGGTTCTATTCGCGGGTAAGATTGAAGAAGGATCTTCTGATCGCCTAGAGGTGTTCCTCACTACTCATCCTACTGCAAAATCAATCATTCTTGTGTCACCGGGCGGTTCTAGCGAAGAGGGATATAAAATCGCTGAAGTCCTATCAGATCATAGTATGACTGCTATTGTACCTGACGGTTACACCTGTCTGAGTGCCTGTGCAGTCGGGTTTATTGGGGCAAATAACCATGTTGTAGATGGTATCCTTGGTTTCCATAATGCGTTTCTATCGGATTCTGGCCTCTTTTTGGCTGACCTCCATGAAGCTCTGGGGGGTTCCTCTAAAACAGCTCTAATCCTATTTGGTCAGTACCTTGGTGCAAAGTCAACGGTATTCTTTATTAAGAGTGGCTTTGAGCTGGAGCTTCCGATCATTATCGCCGGGTTCACTAACCCTAGTACTTTCCTCGTATTCACGTCTACCGAGGAGCTATACCAGTTTAAAGCAGCTACTAGTAATATTGGCAGCTACACTGTTAGTAATGATTTCATTGATTTTATCTGGATTCAGGATCACCTGTGGGGATCTGAGAAACTTTCAGAGTATGAAAAGGATTAAACCCATGAACACTGCCCGCTTTTGGAAGTTTTGGACAGTAGAAGTACTTTTACTAGCAGCCCTAGCGATTGCTCTTGTATACTATGACGTATACACATTCCTGCTTGACAACGATTTCACTTATATTTCGATTGTCAACCTAACTATCCTAACCCTTAGCTCTTTTTGGGTTGGATTCGATATCGCCAACGGAAGGACCAAGGGTCGTGATACTCAGTGGTTCCTAGCAGATTCTGTCCTATCTTTAGGAATGGTAGGGACCCTTTTTGGGTTCCTTATCGTCCTGTACTCAACCTTTCATGGGATTGATGTTGGAGATACTGAATCTATGAAAAAGGCAATTGAGACTCTAGCTAGCGGAATGGGTACCGCATTGATTACCTCTCTTGTTGGCCTGATCGCTTCTATCGTGATGAAGCTCCAACTTGTAATTCTTGAGGAACACTAACCATGAGGAAGTACTCAAGCAATCTTGCATTTGTGGATCTACTTTTCAATCTTCTGGTAGGTTTTACATCTCTGTTAATTCTTGCTTTCCTCATGATCAACCCTATCTCGAAGACAGGTGAGGTGACACCCCCTGTTAAAGCCTTTGTGGAAATTAAATGGGACTCGGAGAGTATCAGGGATATTGATCTTTTTGTAAGGGGTCCTGACGGTAATGTAGTATTTTATGGTAATAAGGACGGGGCTTTCATGATCCTAGATCGTGATGACTTGGGCCTTTCTAATGACTCGTATCAGGTAAATGGTAAGAAAGTAATCATCAAGCGTAACTACGAGATTACTAACTTTACAGATCTACCTCCCGGAGAGTACGTAATCGCTGTATTCTACTTCTCTGCTATCGGTGAACCACTAGATGTAGATTTCAGTATTCGGACAGTTTCTCCTCACCATGTGGTTTACGAGGGTACTGTTGAGGGGTTGACCCCGAGGAAAGAGGTTACTGTCGTATCCTTTGTGGTAGATGAAATGGGAAACATCTCTGACCTAAATACAGAGTTGCAAATCCCAATTACAGGGAGAAAAAGGTAAATGGCTATCGTAACAGTACTTTGGTGCTTTGTTGCGCTATCGATGATCACTCTCACATACACTTCTGAAACCTACAGGATCATCAAACTCATTGCACTTCCAGTTTTTCTAATTGCTTCTTTAGTGTCTTACATCTTTTATCTAGAAGACCGAGGAAATCCTTCTGTAGGATACATCCCGGAAAACTCACAGTATGTTTTCCACCGGGTTACTAACGAGGAGACTATTGTGATCTGGATTACAACAGAAAAAGGAGACAGGCTCTATGTCATTCCCTACTCACGGGAGTCCGCGAAAGAACTAGAGGGGGCAAGGGAGAAGTCCGAGGAAGGGGAACTTCAACGGGTAGAAAACAAAGGAGATAACTCTCAAGTGAAAACTGATGATTGGGAACCTCCTGATCAAAGTGGTCCGCCAAACAAGGGATGATCTCTATGTTCAATTTCTTCAAAACTAAAGAATGGTTTATCTGGTCTTGGGGTGGTGCAGCTGTAATTGTTGCATCACTTTGGTTTCAAGTTCAGCTAGACGTAGCTATTAATGAGTGGTTCGGCGGTTTCTACGATCTCATACAAACTGCGCTCAGCGGTGAAAGCTCCGTGACTATGGGAGAGTATATCACAGGTTTACTTAGCTTTGGTAAACTCGCAGGGGTTTATATCGCTGTAGCCTTATCCATTTCTTTCTTTACATCGCATTGGCTATTCCGGTGGCGTACTTCTATGGTTCAGAGGTACCATGAACTGTTCGATAAAGCTCGTCATATCGAGAATGCTAGTCAAAGGGTTCAAGAAGATACTGTTAAGTTCTCTAGGATCATGGAAGGTTTAGGTACCTCCTTCGTAGAAGCTATCATGATTCTTGTCGCCTTCTTCCCTATCCTAATGGGGTTGTCCTCTGGTCTTCAAGTTATGTTCTTCGGGGAGTGGGAGTATGGTCTTGTATCTGCTGCCATTTTATGGTCTGTCGGTATTACTATTGTCCTTCTTGTTGTAGGACAGCTACTACGACTAGTTAGTATCGAGTATGACATTCAGGCTCGTGAAGCTTCTTACCGTAAGCTTCTTGTTATTGCTGAAGACGATGTTACTATTCGGCCTAAGCGTCTAAATGAACTCTTCGCGGAGGTCCGCTCTATTCACTTTAAGAACTATGCTAGGTATGCATGGTTTAATGTGGCTCGGTTATCATGCCTTCAAGCTAACGTTCTAGTTGGTTACGTTGTCCTAGGTCCAGCCATCGTAGCAGGTTCTATCACCTTAGGGGTAATGCAACAAATTCTAAGGGCTTTCGGTAAAGTTGAAGGTTCGCTAATGTACCTGTTCAAGTCTTGGTCAACTATCATCGAACTAATCTCTGTTTACAAACGTCTCAAGGAGTTTGAGAATGCAATTTATGAAAAAACTATCTGAAACCGAAGAAGAAGAAGAGACCAATACCACCCCTAAACCTGAAGAAGTGAAGATGCCTCCCTTTGGAGAGGTTATTAGGAATAATGGTTTTCTCCGACTCTCAGGAGAGTTTGATAAAGATAACATCGATCCTATTGTAACGAGTATTTACGACTACAACTTAATGGATGAGGAGGTTCGTCCAGAACGACTAACACTCATTATTAACAGCCCCGGTGGACGAGTAGACTACTGCAAGATGCTACTGGATGCAATGTGGATGTCTGACATTCCTGTTGATACTCTGGCCTCTGGTATTGCTATGTCTTGCGGTGTAATTACCCTGATGGCTGGTGCCCACCGTATGGCTACCCAGAACAGTGAGATTATGTCACACCAGTACGCAGGAGGTACAAGGGGTAAGGAACATGAGATCTACGGACGTATGCGTTCACATGAGATCATGTCCCGTTGGATTGAGGATCATTACAAATCCTGCACAGGACTAAGCCGGAAGAAGATCCGGAAAGAACTTCTATCACCAACAGACTTCTTCATGACAGCAAAGGAAGCGAAGAAGTACAACATCATTGATGAAGTTATCAAAACTAAAAGGAACGTATAGATGGAAAAATTTGTTGGGATGGCTGGGTATGTTATCGGTTATACAGTCGCTATTGCACTCAAGCTAGCCTACCTATGGGCAGGCATCCAAGTACTTCAGTATTTTAATCTAATCTAAGAGGCTATAACAATGTCAGATATCGAACTAGACCTAGAAGATATTACGGAAAACCTATTCGCAGACTTCGTGAATAACTATGAGTTAGACCCTGAAGGGTCGATTAACGATATGCTCTTTGAGTTCTTCGCAGAAGGATTCATTGCAGCATTGAATATGGCTGAAGAATACGGAGAAAACGATGGGTCGGAGGAAGAAGAAGAAGATTCTTCGGGAGATCACGAAGAAACTTGAAGAACACGAGCCGGTGTTCCGGGCGAGAATTGTAGCTGCTATCGTTCATAAAGGCAAGATAGTATCTTTTGGTAAAAACCAAAACAAGACTCACCCGGACGCGGCCTTCTATAGTAAACATGATGAGGCTATCTACCTTCATGCGGAGGTGGACGCTATCAATAAAGCCAAAAAGAAACTCAGTGCAGAAGAACTATCAAGCTCTAGTACTGAGCTTTACATAGTTAGGATGAAACAAAATGGAACTCTGGGACTATCTCTTCCTTGTAGCGGTTGTAGCCGTTGCATTAGTGATCACGGTATTGACAGAGTAGTCTACTCTAATAGCTACGGAGAAATGGAATGTATTTAATTATTGGTAGGGAGAACTGCCCCTACTGTAAACTAGCTCAGAACCACTTAGAGTCAAGGAAGGTCCCTTATATCTATAAAGATATTACTGATGTAGTGTGGAAAGAACTTCTAGTTAAAGACATAGAGGCTAAAACAGTACCTCAGATCTTCCGGCTAGTCGGTGGGTATGATGAACTATTAGAGGTAGTATGGTAGTGAACGCAGAAGATAATAAACGAAAACCGGGGCGACCTAAAGGTTCTAAAGACCCCCGTAAGATCAAGCTAAAACCCTCCCCGAAGACAGCTAAGGAAGACTACGCCAAGTACTATAGTGAGCTAGGTATAGTCGCTATCTATGGTGTAGATGACTTCACTAAAGAACTACTCTTCTACATGTGGAATGACCCGTCTCAAGAATTCGTGGCCTGTGACCCTGTCGAGCAACACCTAGCAAACCTAACCCGAGAGGTTGGTAATAGGGCTAATTCAATGTACAGGTATACCGCAGTACACCACTCTGGGTTTATTGAGTCAGGCTATTATCCTGTAGTCGTTGTATCAAAGAAGTATAAAGAGAAAGTAATGGAACTACCTAATCCACATTCTGTAAAGATTATCTGTCTGGAAGACTACAAATGACCGAGTACTTTGTCCCACTGAACCCTAACAAAGAACCCTTTTGGGTTAAAATCGAACTACAGTACGATGACTACCTACTTCTTGAGTCTGGACAGAAGCTCTACTGGCATACCAACTACAAGTACTATCGTGGTTACATCGATGGTGTAGAGGGGTATATCGTCTAAATTAACTAACCGTCCTCACTTATGCTCCTTAATAGGGGTGTAGGTGGGGGCGGTTAGGGACCCCCTTTTATTTTTTTTTTGTAGACA